ATGGTGGATACCCGGATCCAGAGCGTCCCCACCCGTGGAGACTTCCACGACTCCCTGTTCACGTTCTGGGGCCGTCTGCTCCTGCAGTTCCAGACGTTCAACCTGAAGGGCATCGACAACTTCCTGATCCAGAACGCCACCCGTGTCGGTCGTGGTGCTGGCCTGAGAGTTACGCAGGAAATGATGTTCACGGGCGTGATGGCAGGTCTCCTGAACTACGGACGCAACTACGCCAACTGGTGGTCTTACAACGAGTCCGGAGACCGCAAGAAGGCCGAGGAAGCCGCCAAGTTGCTTACCGTTGGTGGAATTGCCCGTGGTGTCCTCATGGGGCCTTCCGAGTTCTTCCTGTTGACTCGGGCCGGAGACTTCATCTGGACCCGAACCGTGGATCCTGATCCGCTGTTCTCCCCCTACCGCTACAGCGGCCTGAAGTGGTATGGCTTCCCTGCTCAGGCATCTTTTGACCGGGCCCAGTCCGTCCTTGGCGATCTTTGGGGATCTACCGGAGCCGCTGCCATGGGGCTGCCTGCAGAGCGCCGGATCACCCAAGGAACCGTGCATCGTGGACGCCTGTTGCTGCCCGGACAGAACTTCCCCGGTTTCCAGCAGATCCTGAACATCGCAGAACAGGAAGTGGTAAACGCCTACAACCTGCAAAAGACCCAGCCCCGAGATCGAGACTGATTCTAAGGAACCATCCAAATGGCCAACAGTTATGTCCTGTACACCGCCAATGGTTCAACCACGCAATTCTCCCTTGTGGGAATCGATGGTTGGATCAACAACGGCTTCTTGAAGGTCTACCTGAACGATGTACTCCAGACCACTGGGTACACGCTGGTGGACATGGCCACGCCGACCCCGAAGGTCCAGTTCACGGCGGCTCCTGCGCTGAACGTCATCGTTCGGCTGCAGCGAGAGACCCCGGCCACCGTGTCCACCTTCAAGTCCAACATCGTGGACTTCAACGATGGTTCCATCCTGACCGCTGAGGACCTCGACAAGGTGGTCGAAGGACTGCTGCACATCACGCAGGAAGCGGAAGACACGGGCTCCGGAGCCATCGGCAAGACCACGGACGAGACCAACTGGGACGGAGACAGCAAGCGCCTGACCAACCTCGATGACGGCATCAACGCTCAGGATGCAGCCACTTTTGGCCAGTTGCAGTCTGCTGCCCTGTACGGCAGTGCCGTGGTCGTCCCTCAGGCTTGGTCCATGACCGGAACCGGGGGCGATACCTATGCCCTGAGCCCCGCTCCCCTGAACCTTGACGAGGAGATGTTCATCGTTGAGGTCGGTGGCGTGATCCAGAACCCCTCGACGTACACCATTACCTCCTCGGCCATCGTCTTTGACGCCAATGTTGCCTCCGGAGTCTCGATCTCCGTCCGCAACCTCGGTGTCTCCCGGAACGTGGTCGATTCGGTCACTTCCGGCATGATTCAGGCAAACGCCGTGACTACGGCCACGATTGCCGCCGGAGCCGTCACGGACGCCAAGTTGGCCACGGACTCGGTGACCACGGTCAAGGTGGCCAATGACGCCATCACCTACGCCAAGATCCAGAATGTCTCGGCCACCGACCGGATTCTCGGAAGGTCCTCTGCAGGTGCCGGAGACGTTCAGGAGATCCCCTGCACGGCTGTTGGACGGGCTCTTCTGGACGATGCAACCGTGGCTGACCAGAGGACAACCCTGGGTCTCGGGTCCTTGGCTGTCTTGACCACCGTGGCAGACGCCAACGTGGCTTCAGCAGCCAACATCTCCTTCAGCAAGTTGCAGACGGTGGCCGCCAACAGCCTGCTCGGGAACAACACCGCCGCTGCTGCCACGGCTTCCAGCCTGAGCGTTGCACAGGTCAAGACCCTGCTGGCCTACGGCACCATGGCTGCCGAAACCGCAACCAACTACACCCGTTGGAACGCCAATCAAGTCGGCACCGTGGTTCTTATGGGTGGGGCTGCTGCGGCAGGAACCGAAAATGTCGTGGGAGCCAGCGTTACCAATGCAGCGGCTTTGAATCCCGTCACCAACCTGACCTCAATCACCGCCCAAAGTCTGGCCGGGGCATTTGAGATCTCGTCCAACAACCTTCGTCCGACTGCGTCCACGGGCGGAACGTGGTTTGTGTGTGTCTCCATCGGAGGCAGTGCATGGATTGGAATGGCCATCAGGACCGCATAAGGAACTCCCATGCCCACCAAAGTCGATGCCAACATGACGCAGGACGTTCTGCGTACTGACGTGATTACGCAGACCCTGACGGTCGATACGGTGGTCAAGAACGGCGGCCTGAATGCCCTGTGCCCCATCGGAACGGTCATCCTGTGGCCCAATGCCCCCACCCTGGGTGTTCCCAATGGCTGGGCCGAGTGTGACGGGTCTACCCGGCTGATCGCCTCGTATCCGGATCTGTTCGCAGTCATCGAGGACTTCTACGGTGGAGACGGGATCACTGACTTTGCGCTGCCCAACATCACCGCCACGATCCCCACGGGCCTGACTGGCGGTCTCTGGATCATCCGTCTCAAGAACCCGGCGAAGTAGCCATGAGTCTTCACGGAGAATCCGAGATTATGCTTGCCATCGGACGGTTAGAGGGCAAGGTGGACACCCTGATCCAGTTGCAACGACTGCAGGAAGAGCAAATCAAGAACCACGAAGACCGTCTTCGGCAACTTGAACACTCGAAGTCATACGCCATGGGAATTGCCGCAGCCATTGGCGCAATCATCTCCACGGCAACCACGCTGCTTTCCAAGGCCTTCAACTGAGAACCCATCATGCCCATTAACCCAACCCGGATTCTGAACCAGTCGGTGACGACGAACGCCACTTCCAGCACCCTGAAGGGGTCTCTGGAGCCCGATTCGTTCGGCTTCGTGGCCGTCAACCACAGCGGAGCCAAGTTCGCTTCCGGAGATACCGTGGCCATCTCCCTTGAAGGTTCGTATGATGGCGGTACCACCTGGTTCGTCCTTGAGACCATGCTGCCACGCGACACTGATTACCTGAACCAGACCGGGGACGTTCCTTCCTGGTTCCGAATCGTGGCCGTGACTCCTGACATGCGCGTCCGCGTGAACAACGGGAACAGCCGAACCTACCAGATCTGGATTGCCGAATAATGCTGAAGCCAAAGGCCATCATCGAGTCCAATCGGCGCTCTGTGCTGATCCCGGGGGAAGAACAGGATGGCTTCTTTGATGCAGCAACATTGAATCTGGATTTCCGTGGGGGAGTTCTGGATTCGCGCATCGACTTTCAACGCACGACCACGGGCACCTACTACCGTGGGCCGTTCAACCAGAACCTTGCGCTGCACAGCGAAGCGTTCAACAATTGGGTAACCAACGATGCTTCGGTGTTGACAGATCAGACTGCCGCACCAAATGGGACGGTGACGGCGGACAAGATTGTTGACAACACGGTGCTTGCCGGACACACGGCCACACGGACTGTGTCGTTCGTCAGCGGACAGCAATACACCTTTTCTGTGTACGCCAAGCGCGGCGAATTGGATTTCATATTTCTGCGGTTCTACGCCACAACCCCGTGGGCGACGAACAAAATCGGGATTTTCGATCTGCTGAACGGAACGGCGCAATCGTCGCTTGGTTCGCCTGCCGTGTCGATCACGGATGCCGGGAACGGGTGGTATCGGTGTTCCATCACCGCAACCGCAGACGGAACCACGGGAACCGGAACTTACGGTGTGCTGCTGTCCAAGAACGGAACAGCAAGTTCATACACAGGCACGGGAACCGAAGGCATCTTCGTTTGGGGTGCCCAAGTCACCGAAGGCTCCCTGCTGACCCCGTACCTCCCCACGACCACGGCGGCGATCACGCAGGGGCAGATCGCTGCGGCGGAACCGTGGAACCTGTTTGTCAGGAGCGAAGAATTCAATACGACATGGGCGGGAGTTGTCACCGGATCCGCATCGAATCCCGTGGTCACGGCCAACGCCGCAGTAGCGCCTAATGGGACGACGACCGCAGACCAGATTGACTTCAACTGCGGCGGATTGACACTTGGCGATAGAAGCATCATTCGCCAAACCTTGACTGGATTTACGTCTGGATCAACAGTCACGCTGTCTGTTTGGCTCAAGTCAGCAACCGGAAACACGCAGTATGTGCAATTCCATGAAAACGGAGGAACAGGCCCGATTACATATGCAATCGGACCAGATTGGCAAAGAATTTCGTATTCCTACGTAATTACGGCTGGTACCACTGGCTTGGAATTGCGCGGGAACAACTCTCAAGCAGTGACGACCTCGTCGGTGTATGCATGGGGCGCACAGGTGAATCAGGGCTCGGCTCCTCTGGAATACCGCAGCACCACCACCGCTGCCCTGTGGCTCCCGCGATTCGAGAACGACCCCGTCACCGGGGATGCCCGTGGCCTGCTGATCGAAGGTGGGGCGACGAACCTGCAACTTTACAGCGCCGACATTACCAACGGTTCAGCACGAACCAACATTACAATTGGGGCCACCAAGATCACCGCCCCTGATGGAACGACATCCGGGGAGTTGGTGTCTGCAACCACGACTGGTGCAACATCGCTTCGCGGCAGCACTCATACAATTGCCGGAACCAACGCAACGGGCTCGATTTTCATCAAGCAAGGATCGTTGGCTGTCGTGCAATTTTGGATCATTGACAGCACGACAAGCACGACGATTCTGTCAGGCACATACACATTTGCGACCAAAGCCACCGCAATTGCATCGGGTACAGGGACGATGACGGCCACGGATGCTGGCAACGGGTGGGTGCGTA